GGAATAGTCCCGGCCGGAATAGAAAAGTCATTGATGGTCTGGCGGATGGCGTCGGCCACTGTGACGTTCGTGTACTTCTTGGTTATGCGGGACTTGGCCAGATAGACGATATTGTCAAAGGCTGTAAAACGCATCACGGAAGAGCCGCTCTCCCGGCTGCGGCCAAAAATACGTCCCTGGAACAGGTGGACAGTCTGCTGCGTCTTATCGTCAATGTGGATAAACAGCACCTCGTCCCCCAGTTCCAGTTCCGGATTCTGCCAAGATTTATCCCGCGTCGTATAGGACAGGTCGAATTCCAGCCTGCGTCCGGCCTGCTCGACGTCCCCGGACCAAGTTGCACAAATCAGCCAGCCCGTAAGGTCTGCGTTCTCGGGCTTTTTCTGGCCTTCCGTCTGAGCATCCTCGGTATTGGTTTTCTTATTGATTCTTTGCAACTGGAACATTTTCATCATTCCTCTTGAGGTTCATCGTCGTCAGGCGGATGATATCCCCGGGCGAAAGACCGCCGTTACGGACGATACTGCGATAGATCTGGAACTTCGAGAACTGCTCATTGTTGAGCGTCACCGATTTCCCCACGGCCCGGCCGATGACGTTGCCGATGCTGTCCCCGGGATAATAGGTGATGTTCTTCTTCATCTTCGACCAGAACGACTCCGGCCGCTTCTTCAGCCCTGTCGCAGCATCGGTCTTTCCCGTCTCCGGTGCTGTGACGTAGCGGTACTCTGTCAGGCCCAGCTCGTAATAGACATCGCCGCTGCCGTCCTTTTCACCAAACTTGAAGGACGAAATCAGGCAGGGCATGGAAAGCGGCGTATCTGACACGGTCAGCTGACAGACGCTGTCACCGGTACGTATCGTTTCCAGTTGGGCGATGTATGTATAAGGCGCAAGGCCCATCATGGCAAAGGGATAATCCTGGGCCGGGAAAAAGCCGGAAAGGGTCAGTGTCTTGAGTCCCGTCTTTCCCATCATAAGGTAGTCGCCGAAGTTATTGATGTTCACCGTACCATGATTCGTATTGACAGATACCATCAGCTCCGAAGGCAGGACGGGAAAGACCACCGCTGCCGATTCAGAAGAGAGAGAAATCGTGAGGGAAGATGGAGCCTGACCGATGGCGTTCAACAGGGATGCTAAGAAAGAACTCATCAGAGGGTCGCTCCTTTCATGCGGTTCATGCCGTACAGCCGGATTTTTTCGACGAGCCTTTCAGCGACGGCGTCGATGTCCTGCTCGCTGCGGACGTTCATGGTATCGATGCGGATGGTGATGCCGCCGCTGCCTGCGTTCATGGCCTGGCGGAGACTTTCATCATGGGGTACGACCGTACTGCCGTTGGGCAGGTGTACCAGTTCGCCCCGGCGATCTTCATTGATGACGGCAAAGCCGCCACGAAAGTTCTCGACGCCGCTTTCAAAGTGGCTGATGCTTGGGATATCAAATCCCACATGGGTCGGCGCCCCGCCCGTCAGGGACGGAATGTCGATGGACAGGCCGTTGACGCTGGCAATGAGTCCGTTCACCTGGTCGATGACCCAGTTCACACCGCTCCGGAAGGTATCCTTGATGCTCTCCCAGATACTGGAAGCCGTCTCGCTGATACCGTTCATGGCCCCGTCCCAGGCAGAACTGATCCAGTTCATCCCCGCACCGACGGCGTCCGATACAGCCTGTATAGCCTGTTCGATATAATGCGACACGGTATCCCAGTTCCTCCACAGAAGGTACAAGGCAGCAATAATCGCAGCAATGACGATAATGATGGGATTGGCCATGGCTGCGGCGCCTACGGCACGGATAATGGTGATCATCATGCGTCCGGCAGTCAGAAAGGTACTGCCCATGCCCCTGGCCACGATGGCAATGCCCCGGCAGACCGGAATGAGTCCTTTGAACTGGGTCGAGAGGTATTTCGAGACACTGCCGGCTTTGCTGATGCCGGTAGCGATAGAGTTAAAAGTACCAAAGGCCCTGCCGCCGACCGTCAGGATACGGCCCAAAGTCGAGCCGAAGAGCTGGAAGGTCACGATGCCGAAAGCCACCTGGCCAATCAGCGTTTTCTGTTCCGGTGTAAGCGCACGGAACCAGGCCGCCAGTTCCTTGACGCGCATCGACATGGCCTTGAAGTACGGCGTAAACGACACCGCTAAATCCATGCCGGCATTCTTCAGCTGGTTCATGGCAATCTGCATCTGCTCCGACGGGGTCAGCATCTTCTCATAAGCTTCCCGGGTCATGCCGGCAGACTGGGCCATCTGATTCATGACCTTGTCGAAATCCCCGGCTCCCTTGCCTGTCAGGACCAGGATGCTGTTCAATCCTTCGACGGAGCCAAAGAGCTGGGCCATCTGCTGGGCATCACCGCCCGTGGCCCGCTTCACTTCGCCCAGGAACTTCACCCAGCCTACGCTCTGCAGATGGGCCGCATTGAATTCAAGACCAAGGGACTGAGCCAGTTTCGCCGCTTCAGAAGACGGCTTCAGAATGTTGCTGTAGGCCGCCTTGAGTCCTGTGATGGCTTCACTGGTCCGGATACCGTTCTTGGTCAGGACGGCAATGGAACCAAACAGTTCCTGCGTGCTGACATTAAGCTGTGCCGCAATGGGGATGACGTTGCCCATGGACTGGGCCATCTCGCCAAAGGATGTCTTGCCGAAGTTCTGTGCCAGGAGCATCTGGTCCGTCACCGCCGTGGCTTCCTCTGCCGATTTCCCATAGGCATTGAGGACGGTCGTGACGCCGTTTACGGCAGTCGTCGTATCCGTGAACCCGGCCTTGGCGGCGATGGTCATATCCTTGACAAAGCCTACGGCATGGCCGGCATCGACACCTGCCGAGATGGCCTGGTAGACCGATTCCGAAAGGTCGGCGACGCCTGCCCCGGTCTCATCGCTGACAGCACGGATCTCATCACTGACCTTCTGCATGGAAACGACTGTCGTATCCACCAGGGTCGAAATCTTGGCGATGCCGCCCGCAAAGTCGCTGTGCAACTTGAAGCCTGCTGTCGCAGCCGCCAGGATGGGTGCCGACAGCAGGGCCATCTTGTCTGACAGGCCGGAAATCCTGCTTCCCGTCTGCTCGATGCTCTTTGCTGTCCGTTTTTGGATGCGCTCATGCTCCGTCAGCTTGTCCGACAGACCACTGACCGATTGTTTCGCCGCCCCCATCTGGGTCTTCATGGTCCCCAGGCTGGCATTGACGCTACGCACCGTCGGCGTGAACAAATCCCGCAGCCGGATGGCGGCATCGATGACATTATTGGCCATGCGGTTTCACCTCTCTTTCCATCATCTGCCTTATTTATCTGCCTCATTCTCTTGCTATCTGCCACATTTCATGCTAAAATGTTGCAGATAATAGAAAGATGAGGGAGATTTTTATGCGGATATTTAACTACTCGCAGGAAATACAAAATTTACTGACACCTGAAATCGTCCAGCTTCTCACCTGTATCCATGAACACAAGGGACGACAGGATTTATTTCTGGAGGCGAATACAGACGAACTGAAAACACTGGTAGACGTTGCCATGATCCAGAGTACAGGGGCTTCCAACCGTATCGAGGGAATCTTCACCAGTGACAAACGATTAGAAGCGCTGGTCAGCAAAAAAGCTGAACCGCACAATCGGTCTGAACAGGAAATTGCCGGATATCGTGAAGTACTCGCCTTGATTCATGAAAATCACGACTATATTTCCCCTGCCCCTAATGTCATCAGGCAGCTCCACCGAGACCTGTACTCTTACTCAACAGGAGCCATAGGCGGAGATTACAAAAACGCAGATAACGTCATTGCAGAAACGGACGCACAAGGGCATCAAAAGGCAAGATTCATCCCCGTTCCTGCTTTTCAGACAGCTGACGCTATGGATTCTTTATGTCAATCGTTCCAGAATGCCTGGCAGGAAAACGTAATGGATAAATTGCTGCTGACTCCCATGTTCATCCTGGATTTTCTCTGCATTCATCCATTCAATGACGGAAATGGACGGATGAGCCGGCTTCTGACACTCCTTCTTTTATATCGTGCCGGCTACATCGTCGGGAAATACATCAGCCTGGAAATGCTGATTGAAAAAACGAAAACCACTTACTATGAAGCTCTTCAGGCCAGTTCTTTCGGCTGGCACGAAAATCAAAACACCTATGCTCCTTTTGTGAAATATTATTTGGGCATCATCATAAAAGCATATGATGAATTCGAAGACCGGATTCAATACTTGGTAACCAAAAAGATTTCCAAGCCAGACCGTATCAAAACCATCATCTCCCAAACACTAGGGAAAATCAGCAAAAAGGATCTTATGGAACGCTGCCCGGATATCAGCCAGGGAACTATAGAACGCACTTTGTCCAGTCTGGTAAAAGAGGGCTATATCATCAAAGTTGGCTCTGGTCCGGCCACAGCATATATCCGCAAGCGATAAAAAGACAAGCAGCCTACACTATTTTGTGGCCTGCTTTTTCTTTTCCCTTTCTTCCATTTCATAGCGGATGAAGGCATACAGCACCTGCCGTTCACCGTATCCCAGTTTCATGACCGCTGACGGCAGCAGGTGATGCTCCCGGAACAGGAGATACATCGCCTGCACTTCGCCATCGGTCCGGATCAGTTTTTTACGGCTTTGTCCGCCTTTTCCTGGGTCGTATAGCCGTTAAGTTCTGTGATCTGTGCCGTAAGGTCGGCAATCTCGCCTGCCAGGAAGAGCTTGCGGATGATGTCACCCGGGAGTACGGCCCCGAATTTTTCCAGCAGCTCCTTGTTCTTGAGGTCCGGGTCGGCAATCCCCGCCAGGAGCGTCTGGGTCTGCATCTGATAAATGTCGATGTTGTCGGCGCTACCGTTGGTGAAGTCCACGGCCATCTTCTGAATATCCGCATAGCGTTCCGGGTCGATGGCCCGGAGCGTGATGACAAAATCGAATCCGAACAGCTTCGAGAGCCGTTCCATCTTCACTTTCTTCTGAGGCCGTTCGGCCAGCTTGTTCACTACATCTGCTTTCAGCAGTCGGTCTACCATATTCATGTGCTTGTTCTCCTTATGCTAAATCCAAGAGGTCCCAATCCGAGAAGGTGAAGCTGTAACTTTCTTCGCCCATCTTGTCCACTTCCCAGTCGGCCAGGATCAGGCTGTCAAAGGTCGCATCCTTGATGACGATGCGTTCGCTGCCAATGGCGTCCTTATCGTCAAGGACGGAGACGATGGTCACGACGGTCTGCTTGCCCGCCTTGATGTTGTCGTTCATCTTCTTGATCATGTAGCTCGAGACTTTATGGAGCTTCAGCTGCCCTTTGCAGTCATATCCCGTGACCTTATAGCCCTTGCCTACATGGCGGAGCATCTTTACTTCTTCCTTGGTCAGCGTGACCTCGGCCTTGAACGCCGTTGCTTCTGCCATGAGGTCGCCGTCGATATAGAGGTCGGCATATTTTCCGTTCATGACCCGTTTGGCTTCCATACTGTTCATCCGGCTTCACCTCCTCAGATATTGATGGTAATCGTGACATCTTCCATAGCATCCAGCAGCGACGCCTTGACGGCGATGAATACATTGCTGCCGATATTGGCCAGCTTGATGTCCATATCGGACATGTCTGCCAGTTCCGCCTTGGTGTATTTGCCGTTGGATTCCAGCCATATCTTCGTGGATTCCACATCGATATACGCTGTGTTCTGGTCCTGTTCCAGCAGCCCTTCCTGGGCCAGCTGGTCAAGATACCCCTGGATGGCCGTCACCAGGAGGCAGCGGTTCGCATAGCTGTTAGCATATTTCCCGAGGTAATGGTCCTGGGCCGTCGTGCGGATGTCGTCGTGCATCATATCCATCAGGTCCACGAGCTTGATTTTCTGGAAGCTCGTCCCCTTATCCTGGACGGTGGTCACCAGGGAATTGATGCCCCGGGCCAATTTCACCTTCTCACCATCAAAGAAGAAGAACAACTTCCCCGCTCCGGCCATGGTATCCATTTCCTCTTTCGTCCAGACATCGCAGCCAATGACTTCCGGCAGCGGCGCGTAGGTACAGGAAATCGTCATGGGCGTCCCGGCGATGATGCCGGCGATGCGCCCACAGTACTGGGCCGTCGTATAGGTCCTGCTCTTCGTGCGGATGGTCTTGTTGACGAAGTTGATGACACCTTCCGTATCTGCCGTACAGTCCGGCAGCACAGCCTTGATCATCTTATCTTTATTGGTACGCATCCCCTTGACCCAGGTGGCGATGGTATCGATGTGCGACGTTCCGATATCCGGGATGACCAGGTAATCGAAGCGCTTGTTCTCGATGACCTTCAGGATATCCGTATAGTCCTCGGCTTCACTGCTGATGATCTCAGCAATGACTTTCTTCGGACTGTTCACATAGCCCCGGAGCGCCAGTTCCAGCTGTTCCCGGTTGCTGTCGGACAGTTCCTTGGGAATGTCATCTGCTGTGTACAGGTTCACTTCCGTCTCTGAAGGCAGGGTCTCTTCCTTCAGAATCATCAGAACAATGCCGCGTTCACTGCGTTCGATAGCACTGATGCCTTTTTCCTTGAACACGACATTAATGGATGGCATTTTCATATTTCGTTGTCTCCTTTCCCCGATACCGCTGATGCAACACTTTCATCCGTTCGACTGCTTCCGTTTCATCTGCGGAATCGTAGTACTGGACGGTCAGCGTCAGCCGGCCGCCATCGTTGTCGGCACCGATGAGTTCCTCGTTCATCGAGCGGACAGCAAAAAACCTGTCCTGGACGGCAATCCCGTCACGGAACAGGTCTTCTGCAGCAGCCAGCACTTCATAGATGGATGCGCTGGCCGTCTGCTTCTGCGGTATATAGGTGATGTACATATCTGTATCCCGGTACACTTCCTTGCGGCCCTGAGGCGAAGCCACCGTCATCGTCTTCAGGAAAAACGCTGGCGGACGGAACCCTTCCTTCACTTCCTGCAAGTACACGGGATACGGGAACCGTTCCTTCAGCTTCTGCTGTACGGCCTGCAGGATGTCGATGTCATGGATCATGCGCTGCCTGCTTTCTTCAGGAGCTTCTTCGCCAGTTTCTCCAGGCCCGGCTGCAGTTCCCGGGCTTCGAATGCCTTGACGGATTTCTCCGTATAGTGCTGGCCTTCATAATAGCCAATGGTCCTGCCGCCCGGCGTTTTCTTGACATGGCCGTTATTGAGCAGGTGATGGACCGGATGCCTGTTGACCAGTTCATAGGTCAGCTCCGAGCCGTTATACCCTTCCACCTTATGCTTCCAGCCTTTCTTCAGCTTGCCCGTGCTGCCTTCCGGTGTGTTTTTTACGCACTCCTTTTTGAGCTTGTTGCCGATAGTGATCAGGCCTTTCTCGGCAGTCCCTGGGAAATCTTCAACGGCAGCCATCAACTTGGAAGACAATTCTTCCAGGCCGGTCATGTCAAAGTCCGCTTTGCTCATAGTCCGTCCCCCTCACTTCTTCCGTACAGTACAGCTCCAGGGCTTCATGGCGCATATACGGGTCGACGATGGTGTCGATATCGTAGAGGTGATTTTGGTATTTCACTTTCATGTCGTGGGTGACGCCCGGACGCCAGCGGATGGTGATCTTGCTGTACTCCGTGTCCGCCTTGCGTTCCATCTCATAGAACACTTTTCCCCTGGCAGGCTCGATGGATGCCCAACAGCGGTACACTACGACGTCAGCCTGGGTATCGAAACCATATTCATCCGTCACGGCCTGCTTTCCCAGAATCTCAATCCGTTTATTCAAAAGCCCCGTCTTCATGGGCATCCCCCCCTTTTCAAAAACAGCTCCTCCGGACCCCGAAAAGAAGCCAGCGCAGCCGCTTCAGAAGGCCGGAATAATCGGCTTCTTCCCGATGCTCGTACAAAAAGGCAGCGGCATAGAGGATGGCTTCATGGAACACGACGGGATTCTCTTCGGCATCCGCTTCCTCGCAGCGGGCCAGATCCAGGCACAGGGCCTGGGCCGTTTCCAGGGAAGACTGGATGACGTCATCATTACTCGTGTCATCTTCATCAATCCGCAGGTATTCCCTGGCTTCTTCCAGCGTCACAATCATGGCTTATCCCTTCGCTTTCATCTCCAGGGCCTGGACCGCTTCCTTCAGCATCAGCATGCCATCGACGCGCTGGCTGGCGAGGAAGCCGATCTGGCCGTTGGCGGCATACAGTTCGTTGAGCCGCTTGAAGGAGCGGTATTCCCGGTCGGCAATCCAGTAGTAGCTGAAATCGCCGAAGAGCATGGGACGGCTGCCGGCCGCCAGTTCCGGGGCAAAGGATGTGCTGTAGCAGGGACGGTTCAGGATGGTATCCGGTGTCCCGGCCGTGACAGACGGCTGCCAGATGTAGTTGCCGTTGTTGTCTTTGATTTTGCGCAGGGCCTTGATGGTCGCATCGTTCAAGAGCCAGACAGCCTTGCGGCGGTACGGGATGCGCAGGGAGTGATACAGGTCGATGACATCATCAAAGGTGATGGATGCGCCATTGGCTGTCACGCCCAGCTCCGCGGACGGGAACACGCCAGTCGGCTTGTTCTTCCCGTCACCGATGAGGAAGGCTTCTTCTTCCTTCGTACCGATACGGCGGGCAAATTCGCCAGCGATATAGCTTTCCAGGTCGAAAGCGCTGTCATTCAGCAGTTCTTCCGACACACGGATAGCCGTCCCCAGCTTGTATGCCCCGATGGACTGCTGGCCGAAGGTATCCTGGCTGTCCGGATAGAGCCCATTCTCTTCCATCCAGGACGCTTCGCCATGTCCCGTCACGACGGGAATCTTGCGGTCGCCGCTGGTATGAATGACGGTGGCCAGGCCGCGGAAGAAGTTCTCTTCCTGGAGCTTGTCGATGAGCTGATGCTCGAATTCATCCGGCACCAGATAGCCGCCATCGGCATCCGTGCCAACGCTCAGGGCGTTCTGTACATCAATGAAGTTCTTATGGCGGATGCTGTCCCAGAAAGCCTTACGATAGGCATCGGACGCACAGCCTTTCTTTTCTGCTCCATTCTGGCCTGCGCCAGGGAGTTCAGTAATCGGCATCGTTGTCGGCTGGGACAGCTGGGCATCAAGCTGCTGCTGGCGTTCCAGGCGGTCGATTTCCTTGCCGAGATTTACTACATCCGCTTCCATCTTGTCGTACCGGGCCGCGTCTTCCGCAGACACCATGCCGTTCTCATCACGGGCCGTATCCAGGAAGGCTTTCGCCGCATCCCACAGATTCTTGCGTTTCTCACGCAGTGCTAAAATCGTATCCATTATTGTCCTCCTTAATGAATGAGCAATGCCAGCCGGTTCTCCAGGAAAGCGGCTGGCACTTTCTGCAAGGGTTTCTTTGGTTTCAGTTTCTGTACAAAGGAATTCGTCACCGTGACCGGGCTGTAGAGCATGGCTTCCGGCTGTTCTTCATTTCCCTTCTTCTGGTCGAACAGGATTTCATCGGCAAAGCCCAGTTCCACAGCCTTCTTCGCGTTGAGCCAGGTCTCGTCATCCATCATGTGGGAAATCTTCGTGCGGGCCAGGCCGCTCTTGATTTCGTAGGCATTGATGATGCTCTCTTTGACTTCGCTCAGCATGCCGATGGTCTTTTCCATCTCTGCCTGGTCGCCATAGGCCAGGGTCGCCGGATTATGGATCATCAGCATGGCCACTGGCGACATACAGACCTTGGTCCCGGCCATAGCGATGACGGAAGCTGCCGAAGCAGCTAGGCCGTCAATCTTGACGGTGACGTTCCCCGGATAATCCATGAGCAGGTTATAGATTTGTGCGGCGGCAAAGCAGTCCCCACCCGGGCTGTTGATCCAGAGCGTGATGTCACCGCTGCCTGCGTTCAGTTCATCTTTGAACGCCTTCGGCGTCACTTCATCACCCCACCAGGTTTCGTCGGAAATCTGGCCGTCCAGGTAGAGCGTGCGATTACTGCCGAAAGAATCCGGTGCTTCGTTGGTCACCCACTTCCAAAATTTATGTTTCATTCGTTTCTCCCTTCTGGGCAAAGGCCCCGGCGTCCTTGAGCTTCGTCATGCTGCCATTGACAAGGTATAGATTACCGCCTTCTTCATCCGGCACGGGATTCATGTCTTCCATCTCCCGGATATCATTGGCGGACAGCCAGCCGTTCTGCCGGCCGATGCTGTACCCGGTCATGCGGCTCTCGTAATCGCCGCGCATGAGGCCGTTCACGTTGAACTTCAGGAAATACTGCTTCTTCTCTTCCGGCAGGAACAGGGCTTTCTGCATGGCCTGCTCCCAGCGGATGACCCACGGGTCAAGGGTGTATTTCACAAATTCCATGGACTGCTGCTCGATGTTATTGAAGGAACTTTTCTCCAGGTCGCCGATCATGTGCGGCGGGATGCGGTAAAGCCGGGCAATCTCATCGAGCTGGAACTTCCGCGTCTCCAGGAACTGTGCTTCTTCCGGCGGGATGCCGATCTGCTGGTACTTCATGT